ACTTCTTGAAAAATCGTTTTTAGAATTATAAAAACACATTGTTAATCCATGTGTGTCATCTGCAGCATCATAATAAACATACTGCCACTCATATACTGGCTCTTCTTTTATTATCTCAGCCCATACGCCTTTATTAAAAATAAGGTTACCTAGATTTCTGCTACCTATAAATACGTTTCCATTTTCAAAAAAAAACTCTTCTTTAATTCTTTCAGTAGTGCCAAAAAAAGTTAAACACTTATGGTTACCACTCTTGTACCCTCGTTTCTTAGCCTCTTCTATAAGGGCTGTTGATACTTCTTTATCTGTTGCTGGTTTGTATTTATTAGCGTCTATGTTTTTTGTTTTCAAGTCCTTACTCCAAAGACTTATAGCCCCAAGCCCAAAGGAATAGTCTTTTTGATAATTAAATAATAAAAATACATTTGTCTCAGCATTAATTGGCTTATACCACTTACCAACTTCAAACGTTGGCTCAAACAAATCGGGGAAGTCTTTTTCTATCCTAGTCTTAAATGATTGGCAAGCGTCTTTGTGATAGCTCTTAATAGTTTCTTCTGTTACTTCTATTGTCATAATATTGTTTTTTTAAACACTGTTTTTTCCGTCTTGATCTTATATTTATTTAAGGTTTCAATTTGTAAAACAGCCTCTTCTAAGGTTTTGTTTTCTTTAGTGTATACACACCAATAACCAAAAATCACTTCAATAAAAGTATCTGCTGATTCAACTTGATATATTGTATCTTCATTTATACTAGTCTTTTTTTTTACTCTAAAATACTTTGCTTTATTCATAAGAGATAATTATTTAGTAAAGTTATTTGTTAATCTTTTTATTTGATGAAATGTAAAACCGTGGTTGTTTGGTTGTTCTGTGGTTAACCCGCAATCTACGTTTACATTGAAACCATTTTTAAGAGCTTTAGACTCTGCCTCTTTTTTGTTTTTAGCTATTAAGTAAAGTCCATTAACTGCTGCTTGTTGGTAAGGATAGAAGTAATATTTCATAATATTGTTTTTTAGTTTGTGTAAATGTAATGCTTTTTTATTAAATAGCTTTAGTTAGTTCGTATATCTTTATTACGACACATGATAAACACCCTTAGGCTTTCCGAATAATTCCATTATACAATAGCGAATACCGTCTATTGCGTGGTTGTTCATGTCGATAGGCTTATTAAGTCTCTCCCCCGTTCTAGTCTTAGCCCATGTGTAAGATTGAAATTCTTTTATAATGTTCTTAGATCGCTTAGTGATAATTATGTCTTGCTCTTGCATTAAACCGATCCCAAAGTTAATACTGTCTGCTCCTTTCTTTGCTGCTATCACTCTTATACCGCCTCGCTTAATTTCCGCTATGCTCTTAGGCTCTGCTGCGTCAGCGTATACGTATAGACCCGTTCCAATAGATTGCTGCTTACATAGTCTTATTATGTCAGAATTAAGTAAGCCAGTAGAATACACTTCTTCATCTAGAATAATGCTATCGTTGTATTTATAGATTGATGTTATAGCGGTAGGATCATTTGTATAACCAAAGTCCATTCCATGACCTAATAACCTTGCGCCCTCTGGCAGTTGATCCACTTGCTTAAACGATTCAAATATGACGCCCTCAATACCGCCAGTATTTCCACAACCGTACACCTCCCATTTGTTAGCCCAATATTCGCTTTTTATAGTGCCGTCCTCGTTGTAGCCTTTCTCTTTGTATCTTAATATTTCGGCTCTTTCTTCTTTGCTTAGGTACTCGTTATCTAAAAACGTTAACTTAATAAAGTCGCAGTCATTTCTAGGTATAACTTCTGAGTGCGCCCAAAATTCCACGTTAGGGTTATAGTCAATTATAATGCGCTTGGCTCTACTGGTTAACTCTCGATAGGACTCAAAGTTAATCTTATTAGCCTCATTGACATACACAAGGTCGGAACGCAAACCCTTTCCTACGTCGTCTTTATCCAATCCTATAAAGCGTATAAACGAGCCAGTAGGAAAAACGATCTTAGGCGATCCGAAATCGATACCCGTCATCTTGCATTTAATGCCTAGTTGATCGATTATATTGATACAATCTTTTAAGACGGTATCACGCATCTTTGATAGTTCAGACGACACTATATAGTACTCTTTGTTATTCTCTTGTGCTAGTAGGTCTATAATGATTATACACGCACTATAAGTCTTGGCTGCACCTTGTGATCCTTGTAAACACCAAATGCGCTTTTTTAGGGCGCAGATTTTGTTTAGGGCTGTAGTTGCTTTAATCATTAAATATCAGCTAGTCTTTTTTCTCTATCCATCTCAACGCTGAAAGAGTAATATTCTTCACTGCCGCAAGCTAAGCGATAAGAAAATCCATTGCAAGATTCATTTATTCCTATCACTATTCTTTTTCTTTGTTCTGGGTCTGTCACTAAATAAACAACGTCGCCTATGCTATATTCTTTTTTATTCATCTTCTTCTATTAAAGGATTAACACTTAGTATCTGCTGCTTTATCTTCTCGCCACCGCTGGTAACGTCAACTGATTGCTTAGGCTTACCGTATAGGTACTCAAAGAATAGTTTAACCGCCCACGATTGATCGTTATCTAAACCGCTTTCAAGTGCCTTATATCCTTTACCGATTAGAGGCGTTAACTTTTCAACTAACTTTTGCTCTTCTGCTTTTGGTTTGCGTCCTCCGTTAGAATGACCCCCGTTATTTTTGCGCTTATCCATAATTGAAATATATTGAGTTCAATTTATTAGTCGTAAAAATTAATATTCGTTATACACTTCATCAACTCCTTTGATTAATTGCAACCACGCAGCCGCTGTACCATCACAATTTCTACACGTTGGATGAGTTACTCTGCCATAGATTGCCCAGTTAGTATCTTCTATTAAATCCATATGAGAATCTTTTAATACTCTAAGATTAGATTCTTTAAAGACTTTCCAGTCGTTATATTGCTGCTTAGTCATCTTGCCCTTAGTAGAGTTAAAAGGTACAAGTCTATTAAGCACCTTATGACGCCTTTCGCATCCCTCGCATTTCTTTATACCTAGCAAGGTTGTAAAATCGCTTATTATGTCGCCTAGTGCTTTAGGGCTTGTAGTCTGTTCTTCTTTAGTAACAAACTTTTTCTTTGTCGTCTTCTTGTTGGTACTGCCTTTAGGTCTTGCCATGGTGTTTAGTTTAGATATGTTAATGCGATTTCTAATCCTTTAATCCTAGAGAACAAGTCAGCGTATTCTTTTTTTGTACGGCATAAAATAGTACATCTTCCTAAATAGTCAATCATATTTTCTATGTTTTCCTTAGGTGTTTTATCTACGTCTAATTCTTTAACCTTAATTTCTAAGTACTTTTCTTCTACGTGTCCTCTAATTCTTATCTTAACCTCTGTGATGTCTTCGCCTCTTATGGTTGCAAAGTGTTCTACTTTTAAAATGGTGTTGTTTAATGTTTTCATAGTGTTTTATTTAAGTGATAAGTAAACCTCTTTGACATCCCTATCTGTTAGTAAGCTATCTTTAATTATTTTAATGTTTAAGTGGATTGTAACGTGGTTCTTTTTGTAAAGGTACGCTAATTTTCTTAGAGACTTACCATCTGCGTTCATAAGAGCAAGTTCCGCGTAATATGCGTTATGGCTTTCTAGTTTCTTCTTAACTACATTTTCAACCTCAGACGGCTGGTAGTTGTATTGCTCTTGCGTCTTATGCTGTAATTCGTTAATCTCATCTAAAGAGATAGTTTGTATCTTGTTTTTGAATGTGTCTCGGTATAGATTCTTTAAAGCCCAATAAACGTAACCCGCGTCTGTCTTAGTGTATTTATTTCGGTGGAACTTTAAATACATCTCTTGAACTAGATCATTTGCTATGTCTATATCTTTACAAATGTTAAAAGCGTAGGATTGCCATTTATTGTTTTGCTTGCTAAGTTCTTTGAGTATGTCCAAAATTTATATTTGATTGTAAATATACACTATTTTTTATTACAAGTGCATTCTTTTATTTGCATCCAGCAAGTGCAAGCTGTTTTTGGTTCGTCGGTGTCGTGTGTTATAGTCATTTTATATTTATTTATAGTTTTCTAATAGTTCGTTTATCTTATTCATTAGTTGCTCGCTTACGTCATCGTAAGATAGTTGCGCTTTAATTAACTTATCTAAGTCAGGAGTAGCCACTTCTTTTTTATAAACCTGATAATCTTTATCACTCATCTTTGTAAGATCAAAAGAGTTAATCTTATCTTGTATTACCTTATTTGATCTATTAGCGTTTAGGCGTTCTGTAATATCACTTAGCGATAATATTAAAGGCTTTTCTAATATCTTAGATAATATTTGTGCTGGCTTTATTGTGTCATCTTCATACTCCCTATTGTAAAGTAGGTTAAAATACAAAAATAAATAGAGCTTTGCAAATGGTTCTTGTGAAAAGTTTATATTACTTGCGTCTTCGTTGTAATTACTTACGATAGATTTTAACGCGGCTCTGTCTGCATCGTTAGGGGTTATCGCATTACCACCTGAGAAACGCGTAATTAATCTTTGTATTGCTTGGTCTGTTTTCATAGCTTGTTTTTACTTGTTTATTTTAAATTAGTAACCTCTAGTACTGTTTAATAAATTGCTTTGTTTTGGTAGACCGTCAGTACCTACCTCAAATTCTATATCATTAAAAGGAATGTTACGTGTTGCGTTTGCTTTAAGGCTGGTTATTCCATCTGTTGTTTCTACTAGTACAACCGTCTCAGCTTTCTTAGTTACTGCAGAACCTAAATGTCCTGTCGCTTTTATACCTCCGTAATTAATGTGCAATATAGTTCCTATAGCTATATTGTAATCCTTACTCCACGACATTAACATTTGCACAAGGTCGTTACATTCGTCTAAGTCATTAACGTTTCTTACAAGGTCTGCTATTCCATCAATAAACATTAACCCGATATTATCAATGTTTTCTAACTGCCACTTAATTAAACCTATTCGATCTTTGTATCCTAGTGATCGCATTTCATAGGGTTTATAATACGGGTACTTGCTACCTACCATGTTAAGTATTTGCCGCGCTCCTCTTTGTGCATGAAATTTACTTTGTTCTGTATCGTTGTCTATGATAACTTTGTCTTTGTTTCCGTGTCCTTTGAGGTCTGGAAAATAAGATGAAGCGTTACCACCTATGTAAGAAGAGATAATACCTTTCTTTGCGTAGGTCTTACGTGACTTACTAGCACCGATAAGACAAAAGAAGTCCCCATAAGATGCAATAGGCGTGTCATACATTTGTCCTTTGTGTTCGTGCTTACCTAGACTAAGTGCGATAGGTTGCATCTCTATTTTTTTATCTACGTCTATAAAACAATCGTTTGCTATCTTGCTATAGTCTACTTGGTCGGTTTGTTCTGTTATGTCTGGGTTATATTCTATTTTCATAATTAGTTTTTAATCGTTATTATAATGCTTTAAATAAGGTTGCTCTTTTTTAGTGCATTTAGAAACCCATCTTTTATCTAAAAACTTAATATATCTAAATTGTCTTAAATCGTGTTTATTAGCATGTTCTTTTTTAGTTTGTAAATATCTACATCCACCAACATTGTTTTTATATCTTTGACTTTTCTTTGAAACTGTCATACTTGTATTATGATACATTATATTTTCTAACTCCCAAAAGCTACTAGTATGTTCTCCATAAAATTTAAAAGAACAAGCTTGGTACACTATGCCTAAACCACCGCAACGCTCGTCAGCAAAGCTTTGAATCCATTTAATAGTTTTTAACTTTCCTTTTATATATTTTATAGAATAACTTATAGCCATGCTTTCACTATTTCTTTTTGCTTTGTCATCTAACCACATACGGTTTAGCTCTAAGTATTGGTTCATTTCAGTACCCTTTACAAGACTACCTCCACTCGCTGGGTTCATTGCGTAACCATATTGTAAAACACCTAAAAACTCCCCTTTAATAAAAACACCTAAATGTATATACGTGCCATTATATATCTTTTTACTATAATGGTTTTTTATTATTGTCTTGTTTGATAAATCCCTATCGATCTCTTTTACAGAAAAATTTTTATCGCCATAACCTATGACGTCCTTATGACCAAACATTGGAATTTGATCGCTGTATATATATCCTTTCATAATTATTTGTTTTTATATTGATCCTTTAGGCTTTATACTTGAATACTCTTGAAAATCTCCCATTCTGAATTTTAATCTAATCCACGCAGCGCAGTGCTGTTTAAATTTAGATAAAGTATCGGGTCTATCTTTAACCTCCTTTGACATTAAATGTATAATAAATAAATCAACTAACTTGCCTAATTTACCTTTAGATATTTTTTCGTTTCTATAAAGTGATTCTAGCCATGTATGTTCTTTATTCATGTTTTTAATTAAAACATTATAATACTCTTTATGTCCCTCTACACTTGTTAAGTCATAAACAACACCAGCAATTTCTTTACTGTTATATTGTTCTTTCTCTTTCTCTTCTACTT